AACGCCTCCGAGATATGGGTCAGCGGTACCTGCGTGAAGGTGGAATAGAGCAGCAGGCCCAGGGCTGGCCAGATGGCCGCCTCAAGCGCACCAGCGAGGCCCGGCCTCACCCAGCCGAGCGCAAGGCCGAGGAGGACGGCTGCCAGGTACAACCAAATCTGATGCTTCTCGAGTTGCTGACGGGTCATGAGCCGAAATAGGTGGCAGTGCGGTGGTCGGGAAGTGCGGTTCGCCGCTGGAGTGCAGTTCGTCGCTAAGGATAAGCGTCACGCATACTCCGTCCCCGCCTGCTGGTTGCGCAGCACCGCCGTCATCATCCGCGTCGCCGTCGCGTTGAACGCGGCGCGGAAATCGAAGCTGGCCTCCACCCCGGCCGGCCCTTCGATCGGGGTCTTGGCCAGCGCCAGGTAGACCTCATGCAGCGTGATGGTCAGGCTGCGGTTGGCGTCGATCGTGAAGGCCAGCGCGAATTCCGCCGAGGTGCCGCCCTGTGCCTGCGCCAACAGCGTGGTGTTCTCGAAGCGGACGGTGATCTGGCCGGTCGCTCGCGTGACGCCCGGATCCACCCCCTCGACGCGCCGATCAGCGCGGATGGTGCGCACAGCCTCCATGTTATTGGCATAGGCAAGTCGCGCGCCGGTGACCTGCGCCAGCGGCGCGGCGTTGCGCGAGATGCTCCCCTGCGCCTTGTTGAACAGCGTCAGCGCGTGGCTGGTCGGCGTGCCGGCGCCGCTCGCCCCGCTGCGGGTCGAGCCCTGGCCCATCAGGCCGAGGGTCGCGGTGGCCGGCCCGGTCGGCGAGAAGTCCAGTTCGAGCGTGTCGGCCCGCACGCCGGCGCAGACATCGAAGCTCGGCACGTCGGGATAGGCGATCTCGATGCTGTTCGACGGCAGCCCCGCCGCGCCGGAGGCAAAGGTGTGGATGAAGTTCGGCGTGGTGCCGGTGGTGGTCGGCGGCCCGAGCAGCAGCCTCAGCCAGTGGCCGATGTTGATCAGATCGACCGGCACCACCGCCTGGCCGCGCACGGTCACGGTGTCGAGGAAGGGTGCCGCGGGATCGCGGTTCGCCCCCACGCCGATGATGTCGTTGTCGAGCAGCGGCTGCTCTGCGCCGAGGTCGATGGCGAGAAAGGGCATGCGGCGCCAATTGCCCCCGGGCGCGGTCCCGTAGACCGTTTCTGGGAAGGTGTGGACGCGGCAATTCGCGCCGATGGCACGGGGCATCGGAGGTCTCCGGGATCAGGATCGGCGGGGGTCAGGCCAGCGGCGAGCCGGCCACGGTGAAGAACAGCGCCACGGGCACGCGGGCGGCGCGGGCGGCGGCAGCGCCCTCGAACTCGACATCCTCGAACTCGGCCGCGCCGGGTTGCGCCCATTCCACCGCGCCACCGAGCGTGCGATCGGTGGTGATGGCGGAAGCGATATCCACCAGCAGCGCGTCCAGCAGGGTGGCGCGCGCGGCTGGTGTCGCGCCGGGGACGGTGAGCTCGACCTCCGCCCGGTGCTCGATGGCCCAGGCGAGCGGGGAGAGGATCGGGGTCTCCTCCACAGCCTCGCCGTCGCGCAGCACCACCAGCCCGCCGGCCGGCAGGCGCTGCGGCACGTTCTCGCCGCGCAGCACGACGGGCGCGGGGTTCCGGGAGGCCAGTGCGGCCACGAGCCGGCCATGCAGCGCCCCGATGGCGGTCTCGCGCGCGCTCATGCGGCTGTCCTCCCGCTCTCGCGCTCCCAGGCCGCCACAAAGCGCCGCGGCAGCCGGCGCAGCCCGCGCTCGGCGGCACCCTTCACGTCGAGCCGCTTGGCGAGCGTCACCTGCGGCAGCAGCAGGAACATCGGCACGAAGCCCTGGGCGAGAAGCGATTGCTGCCAGGCCGCCGCCCCCTTGCGCCGGGCGGTGGCCACCGGGGCGAGGCCACCCGCGACCAGCGGCGCGCGCCCGCGCCCCGTGCGCTGGCCCTGCCGCACGGGCAGGCACCAGACGAAGCCGCGGCCGGACTTGAACGGGCGGAGAAATCCCTGCCCGGAGGCGACCATCTGCGCCGGGCTGACCCGCGCCTTGGCGCCGCGCCGCCCGCCCTGCCGGTTGAAGCCGGTCGGGATGGCCAGGAACTTCCGGCCGCCCTTGGGGCGAATGGTGGCCCCGCGCTCAAAGGCATCGATCACGTTCGGCAGCTTGGTAAACACGAGCCCCGCCGGCCGCAGGGACTCCCCCGATTTCGGGAAGATCTGCGAGCGCCAGGCGTTGGCCACGCCGCGGGCGTTGCCGCCAAAGGCCGACATCACCTGCTGGCGGAGCTCGGCCTTCACCTGCTCGGTCTCAGCGCGGATCGCGGCCATGGCAGCGCGCTCGCCCGCGCGGACCTCCTCCGCGAGCAGGCGGCGCAGATCGCCCGTGATCGCCGCGACGAGCTTCACGGCGACCGCCGGCAGAGGATGCGCCACGCGACGCCGGCGGCGTCCCGCTCGGCGCTCTCCACCGTCAGCAGGTCCGCGCCGATGGTGAAGGTGTCGCCCGCCGCGATCGCCGGCAGCACGCCGATGCCGACCGCCAGCACGTCGGTCGCCTGGAGCAACGCCGTGTCGAAGGCCCCGGCCACGCGATCAGGGCTGGAGCGCAGGACGCGGAGCAACACGGGCGCCCCCGTGCCACCCGCGCGATAGGTCGCCGCGACGCCGAGGTTCGGGTCGGCGGCGAGCACCGCCAGCGCCTCGTCGAACACGCCCATGGCCGGTCAGCCCAGCCCGAACCACGAGGCGAGCTTGGCGCCCACCGCCGCGCCGATAATGCCGCCCGCCGCCGCCGCGCCGGTGGCGGGGATCGCGGGCGAGGCGCCCGGCACGCCGGCCGACAGCGTGAGCCGCGCCGTGAGGCCCGCCATCGCCTTGACCAGCTCGGTCACGGTGCGGGTGAGTTCCCGCATGTCTTTGTCGCCCTCGGCCAGGCGCCGCTCGATCTCGGTGAGGCGGGTGACGATGGTGCCGAGCTCGCGGTCATGGTCGGTCATCCGGTGATCTCCCGCTGCCGCTGCAGCCGCTGGTGGATGGTCCAGGCCGCGATGCCGATCACCGCGGCGGCCACGCCCCAGGGGCCGAGCGCGCGCAGGACCGCGGCCAGCCCCTCGGCATGCGGCGCCAGGGTGGTGACCGCATCGACCACCGCCGCCGCCGTGACGCCAGCGACCACCGATCCTGCCGCGGCGCGGACGGTGCCGCTCTGCGCGAGGCCGGGCTGGACCAGGCCCGCCATGCGCAGCCCTTCGGTGATCACCTCCGGCGCGTAGGGCTGGCCTCCGAGCTCGTGGCAGATGATCGCCTCGACCAGGGTGCGCATCGTCGCCGCATCGTGCAGGTCGATCAAGTCGTCGAGCCCCACCGCCAGCCGCCGCGCCACCGCGTCCTGGTAGGCGCGGGTGTTGTTCTCCGTGCTCGGGGCCCATCGCGCCACGATGCCGCGCACCGTGCGCAGCCCGTGCCGGTCCTGGTAGCTCTGCAGCAGCAGGGCCAGCGCGCGGATGCCATGCTGGTGCGACCGGAAGCGGCAGAACCGCCCGTCCGAGGGAGGCTCCTCGAGGCCGAGCCACTTGTTGGTGGCGACGTGCTCGATGTTGCCGGGGTTGCGGTTGCGATAGCCCCGCGCGGCCTTGGGATCGCCGCTCATGCGCCGGAGGCCGGGACGCGGGCGAGCATCACCCGCACCGTGGTGTCGGCCGCCAGCGCGGCGACGGTCACCACGCCGACCTGGAAGTTGCCGGTCGCCGTGGTGGTGAGGCGGCGGTTGGTGTTGTCCCAGAAGACGCGGGCCCCGGCGGTCATGGGCTGGGTCGGATCCTTGGCGAGCTCGAACTCACCGCGGGTCTCGCATTCGACGGTGGCGTTCTGCGCGGCATCGCTGGCCGCCACCCCGAAGAAGGCGCCGACCAGCATGCCCTGGCCGGAGAGCACGCCGCCGACATAGGGCACGACCATGGGGACGGAGCGCGCGTCGGGACGGATGCAGTTGCGCATGGGGATGAGGTCTCCAGAAACGCAGAAGCCGCCCCGGAGGGCGGCCTCTGCATCGGTTCACGAGGGGTGGTCGGGCGATCAGGTGCCCGGGTTGAACCAGGCGCCGCGCCAGTCGATCGCGCCGACGCCGAAGTCGAAGATCACGCTGACCTCGACGCCGTCGACGCCGGAGACCGGCCCGGTGGTGACCTGCGGTCCCTCCGCCCCGTTCAGGTAGCCGTAGACGTAGACCGGCGCCGAGAGTGGATCGGAGAAGAGGTACCAGCGGTTGTTCTGGATCAGCGGCTCGACGAGCGGCTGCACGAAGCCCGCGAAGACGTTCGCATTCGAAGTCTGCGTCGCGGCGACGCTGACGGTCAGCTGCCGCGCTGCGAGCTCCTGGTTCGGGCCGACCAGCAGCCGCATCGAGGAGCCGATCGCGATGGGCAGGCCGTCGAGGGTCTTCTGGCGCATGATGGCGGCGCGGCCGGTGGCGAGCCCGCCGAGATCCAGCGCCGAGCCCGCGCCCGCCTTGTTGGCCCGCGCGGCACCGGTGCCGAACACCGCGGCGTTGCCGGTGGTGAGCGTCGGGCCGTCGCCATTGGCCGAGTTCAGCAGGCCGTAGGCGGTGGCGTTCTCGAAGTCGGCGACGCGGCGGCCGATGGCGGCGGCGAAGTCGGTGAAGGCGCCGAGGTCGTCGTTGACCAGCATCGGCCGCGTGACGCGGATGCGCCGCGCGAAGGTCTGCAGGAGCACGATCTCCTGGCTCTCGGACATCGTCCCGGCCTGGATCTCGCCGTTCTCCAGCAGCGGCAGCAGCGTCGGGAAGTCACCGACGCGCAGGTGCCGGTGCGGCTTGAAGTCGCGGAAGTCGCGCCGGAGGAAGATCTGGCGGTAGGTCGGCTGCGCGGGCTGGTAGGCGGCGAGCAGCATCTTGTTGGCCGCGGCCGAGAGCAGCGCCGGGAAGTCGGAGCTGGTGTGGAAGGCGCGCTCGGCGAGCAGGGTCGGGTTGCGCGGCACGCTCCGCTGGCCGCGGGCGCGCAGCAGCTCCCCGATCATGTCGGAGGGGCGCCAGCCCATGAACTCGGCGTGTCGGCCGTTCCCCTGCGGCTGGTAGCCGGGCATGGAGCGGGCGGCGAGCGCCTCGGCCATCGCGTCGATCAGCACCGCGGGGTCGTCGTGGCCGGGGCCGGTCTCCGGCCGCGCCGGCACGGAGGGCTTGGGCGCGGTCGTCACCAGAAGGTCGAACAGGGCGCGGCGGACCTGGTCGGCCGACCAGCCGCGCTCCACCGCCTCGGTGCGGATCGGCGGAATGCGGTCGGCCGGCACCAGGGCACGGGCGGCCTCGATGGCGGCGTCGATGCCGGCGATGCGCTCGCGCTCCGCCCGCTGGGCCTCGGCGCGGACCGTGTCGAGGTCCGAGGTCGCGGCGCGCGTGGGTTCCGGCGCCGCGGCGCTGGTCGTGGTGGTCACGGTGTTCTCCTGGGGCGGGGTGGACGGCGCGCCGGAGGGCGGCGCCGCAGGCGGGGCAGCCGGGGTCTCCGGCGTCGTCTCGGGCATGGGAGGATCCTCGTCAGGCAGGGCGGGTTCGATCGCGACGGCGGGCGCGCCCCGCAGCGCCTCACCACGCACCGCCGCATCCCGATCCACCGGGACCGGCACGACGGAGATCTCGAAGGGTTCCCAATCCACCGCACGGTGGACGGTCTCGCCGGTGGCGGCATCCGGCCGCGGCTCGTAGCGGTGCACGCGGTAGCCGACGCTAACCGCGCGCAGCGTGCCGTCGGCGATGCGCTGCCAGACGGGCTCGACGTCGGCCGCGGTGCTGAACTGCAGGGTGGCGTAGCCGCGGCCGCGCTCGAGACGGGCGGCCGTGACGCGGCCGAGCACATCGCGGGCATCGCCGCGGCGGTGGGTATTCAGCACCGGGGCCTGGCCCGATCGCAGCGCCTCCATGCGCACCGCGTTCGGGGACATCTCCAGCTCCTCGGTGATCAGGCCGAGGGCGGGGACGAAGTTGCGGGCGCGGGCGCCGGTGCTCCACACCACCTCGACGGTGCGCGCGGCACGATCGACGGTGGCCGGGGCCGCCAGAGCGCGCTGCGCCACGATGGGCATGGCAGGGGCTTCGGGCGCGGCATCGCTGCCGCCCGGCTCGGTCGTCTCGGTCATGCTGGGTTCCTGGTGGCCGCCGCCGCTACGGCGCGGCGTAGCCCTGGGCGTTGACGTAGACCTGCGCGCCCGTGGTCAGGCAGGCGAAGTTCACCGCCGTCGCTGCCGTGCCGCGCAGCGGTGTCGGGAAGGTGATGTCCACCGGCGTCGCCATCGCCGCCGGCAGCAGCTGTCGCCAGATCACCGTCGCGCCGTCCTTGATCACCACCTCGGTCGCGACTGTCGCGTGCGCGTTCCGCAGGTCGATGGAGGTCACGTAGTTCCGGACGCCGGCGGCCGCCGCGGCCTTCAGCACGACGTCCGCCGTGCCGGTAATCCCGCCCGCGGCGCCGGCGTACTGCCAGTCCGCCTCCGGGATCGAGAAGGGCTTGTTCACCAGCGCGCCGATCAGCGTCGCCAGCAGGTCGATGCCGCGGCCTGTGGTCACCGCCGTGGGGTTTGCCGACAGACCCGTGGCCACCAGCACCGGCAGGGCGCCGTTCGTGTTGCGCGCCTGGCCGCCGACGGCCGTCAGCGTCGGGGCGATGGTGCTCAGCACGTTCACTCCGAGCCCCTGGCCGGCAACCGACTGGCCGCGGCCGGCGGTGATCTCCGTCGTCAGCTCGGCATAGTCGGCGATGGTGACGAACTGCACCTTCACATCGGTGCTCGACGCCGGCGCCAGGTTCCGCGAGACCGAGGCCCAGCCGGTGTTGAGGTAGGTGCCGGAGAAGGTCGAGCCGACCAGGTCGAAGCTGTTCGCGTCGATCACCGTGATCGTGAAGGTGCCGTTCGCCCCCGGCACCCCGGCGACATCCGCCATCGTCACCACGTCGTTCGTCGCGAAGCCATGTGCCGCCCGGGTGATCCGCACCAGGCCGGAGCCATTGTTGGCGACCGCCGAGATGCCGTTGATGAACTGCCGGTTCCGCACCCGGATCCGGAAGCGGTAGAGCGCATTCGGCTCCGGGATCTGCTGGTGGCGGACATAGGAGTTCGAGCGCGCCGCGGTGGTGTCGAGCTGCCGGCCGTGAAACCAGCATTCGTCATTGGTCGGCTCGATCTCCAGCACCGACCAGCCGGTGGGGACGGTGGTCGGGATTGGCGAACCCGAGGAACTCGCCAACCGCGGCGCGCCCTCGCTCTGCACCTCGTAATTCGCGAGCGTCGGGCTGGTGCCGTCGAGCCGCCAGGCGGCGGCGCTGCGGCCGTCTGGCTGGGCGGAGGTCGGATCGACGGAGACCAGCTCGAGCCAGACCGACTGGCCGGCGATGCGCTGGCTCAGGTTCACCGCCACCATGACCCGGAGTGGGATGGTGAAGGCGGTGCGGCTGGTCAGCACCAGCTCGTCGTCGAGCACCGTGCCGGTGGAGATGGTGACGGTACCGTCGGCGACGGCGAGCACCATGCCGCTGCCGCTGGCCGCGACGTCCCAGCGGGCCGGGTTGATCTCGGTCCCGTTGAAGCTGTCGCGGAACTTCTTCTGCATGCTCTTGATCTTGAGCATGTCGTCCGTCCAGTCGTAGGCGCCGGCGATCATCGGGGTTCTCCTGCGGGAGGCGCGGCGGCGCCGGTGGCGGCGATTTCGACGGCGGCCATCTGCGCGGCGTCCTGGGCGGCGCCGGACTTCGCGACACGGCGCGGATCGGTGTCGAGCGAGATGCCCGCTTCATCGAGCAGCGCATTGGCCTCGCGGATCATCTCCACCGCGGCCCGAAAATCGTAGCCGAAGGCGCCTGCGGCCTCGGGCTGCGGGACAAAGCCGGCGCGCACCTGCGCGATCAGCGCGGTGGTGTCCTTCAGCGGGTCGATCATCTCGTGCGCCGGCGGGACGTGCGACACGCCATCCGGCATCTCCGAGCCCCAGAGCCCAAGCAGTGAACCCTGCGCATGGAAGCGGTCCGCGATCGGCCGCACCAACATCGGGATGAGCATCCCGTACTGCACCTGCTCGCAGAGGCGGCGGAACTCGATCTTGCCGGCGCGGAGCGACGAGTAGTTCGCCTGCGTCAAATCGCCGGAGACCTGGTCGTAGGTCAGCCCGGCACCGACCGCGGCGGCCTCGAGGGCGCGCCGGGCGAAGGCCGCATGCGATCCGCCCCCGCTCGGGTTCACCACCTCCACGCTGCCCATGCCGCGCCGATACAGGATCATGCCTGGCTCGAAGCTCTCCACCGTGCGGCCCTGCGCATCCCTGAGAAGCCCGGAGGCCGGGCCGGTCAGCGCCTCGTCGCCCTCCTCGGTGACGACTGCGGCCAGGCACGCCTCGATCTTCGCCTTCATGAGCAGCGCGGCCTCGTAGTCGCCGAGATCACGCAGGCGGAGCAGCACAGGGGCCAGCCAGGAGACGTCACGCAGCTGGCCTGGCCGGCGCTTGCGATAGACGTGCAGAACGTCGCTGGCCGGGATGCGCTCGCTGCCAAGCCAGGTGGCGCCCGGCAGGATCCAGGCCGCGCCGGGATGCACGCGGTGCAGCCAGTAGCCGATCGGCTCGCCAGCTTCGCCCAGCGCAATCCCCTGGAGCGTCGGCGCACCGTCCACCACGCCGTTCCGCGCGGTGTCGAGGTGATCGCTTTCCAGCACCTGCAGGCGCAGGCCGATCGGGTTGGCAAACGAGGGCGCGGCCATGAGGAAGCGGACGAAGCATTCGCCGCTCTCGACCACGGCCCGCATCACCAGCGCCTGCAGGCCGTAAAGGTCGAGCCGGCCCTCGGCATCGCAGGCCGTGCTCTCTGCCCAGCGGCGCCAGGCATCGGCATGACTCTGATCCGGCCAGCGGGTGGTGATGCCGGCGCCCACCGCATTGCCCGTCCAGAGATCGACGATGCGGCTGGCGTAGGGATCGTTGCGCACGGCGTCGCGCGCACGGCGCGCGACCGTCGCCGCCGCCATGCCGACCTCGCTCGTGGCGCTGCCGCCGGACGGCGCCCAGGCGGAGGCACGCTGGTCCTGCGCCGCGGCGTACCCGCGCAGTACGTTCCACGCGTCTCGTAGCCGGCCCATCACCTGGTTCCCTCGCGCGAGAAGCTGGCCAGCGTCACGGAAGGGCGGCGCGCCGCCGTCATCTCCGCGCCGCGCAGCACCGCCAGCGCACGGCCGAGCTCATCCAGGCTGCGGTACTCCACGGTCCGCCCGTCGAAGGTCACGCGCGTGGTGCCGCCCGTGTAGGCTGCCGCCAGTGCAGCGGCGCGGCTGCCGGCGGGCTGTGCCAGCGCCCAGGCGAGGACGGTCGGGTCCATGCGCGTCCTCCCTGTTCAGCGCAGCCAGCCGCTGCGCGGCGCAAGCCATCCGGGCGGGCGATGGGTGTCTGGTGCCGCCTGCGCGGGCGACGCAGGAGCGACATTCCCGCCGGTGGGAAGTTCGGCGGCGGGTAGCGACAGCGCATCCGCCATGCGCGCCCAGCGTCCGTCGCCCCAGCCATCCATGCCGAGCACCGCAGCGGCTGCGCGCGCATAGACGCGGCAGTCGAGCGCCTCGTTGCGTTCCCTGGTCTTCACCCACTCCAGCCGGCGGAAGCCGTTCCGCCCAGCACGGGCCACCAGCTGCTCCGCCGTGATCTGGCGGCAGAACTCCTCGCCCGCCGCATACACCGGCAGGTGCACGTAGCCCGGCGGGAAGGGATCGCCGCTCTCCTCCGTCGGCCGGTCGAGCTTCAACCAGCCGTAGGTCTCGGCCTTCAGGAAGGAGGATCCCACGGGCCAGACCTTCAGGCCGCCGAGCTTGCGGCCGTTCCGCCGCACCTCTGTCGCGGCCGGCTGACCGATCGCCGCGCGCAGCCCGTCCTGGCCCTTCACGGCGATCGCGCGGCCCGCACCAGCCCGCCGGACGAAGGCGTAGACCTCCGCCGTGGTCATGCCGTCGCCGCTGTCGATCGCCGCCATGGCCACCGGCAGGCGGTGCCCGCTGGTATGCCGCCAGGTCTCGCCGAGCAGCAGCCGCAACTCCTCCCAGACCGCCGCCTCGAACGGGTTCCCCGCCAGCACGCGGTGCTCGACCAGCCAGGACTGCCGATCCTGGCCCCACGCCCAGAGGCTGGCCTCGAGGCGATCCCGCTGCACGTCGACGCCCGCCGTCAGGAGCAGCCCGCCCATCGGCACGGTACCCGCAGGCCAGTGCTCGCGGCGATCGTAAAGCCGCTGCCAGTCCGGTGCCTCGCCCGCCTCCTGCCAGGTCTCGCCCAGCACGGTGTTGCGGAAGGTCTTGATGGCCCGGTCGTCGCCCTGCGCGGCGAGCCAGAGCCGCGCGATCTCCGACCAGGGCATCCAGCCCGGCGGCGAGTAGAGCGCCGAGATGTGGAAGCCGATCGCGTGCGGGTCCGTCGCCGTGGCCGTGGCCCGCCACTCCCCCGCGGCCAGCATCGCCGCCTTGTGCTGCTCACCGATCGCCGCGTCGCAGGCCTCGCAGAGGTAGCGCGCCGTCTCCGGCTCGCCCGCGTCCCAGACCAGCCGCTCGAAGCGCAGCCACTGCATCGCCCCGCAGTGCGGGCAGGGCACGACGTAACGGCGCTGATCGGTGGCGAGGTACTCGCGCTCGATCCGCGACAGGCCGGCGATGGTCGGCGTCGAGACCAGCAGCATCTTGCGCCGCCAGCCGAAGGTGCGCGCCCGCGCCTCGGCGAGCGCGATCGGGTCGCCCTCGCCCTCGACGTCGCCGGGATAGGCGTCGATCTCGTCGAGGAACAGGAAGCGCGCCGACATGGAGCGCAGGCCGACGGCACTGTTGGCGCCGGTCATCACCAGCTGCCCGCCGGGGAATTCCTTCGAGAGCTGCCGGTTGCCGCTGTCCCGCGAGCGGGCCGGCGCGACCCGCTCCCGGATCGCCGGCGTCTCCTCGACCAGGGGATCGATGCGCTGGTCCGAGAAGCGTTTCGCCAGCTCCGTGGTGGGCTGCACCGCCAGCATCGGCCCTGGCGCGTGGTGGATGACGTAGCCGATCCAGTTGTTGCCGCACTCCGTGCCGCCGACCTGCGCCCCCTTCATGAACACGACACGCCGCGCCGGATGCGCCGGCGACAGCGCGTCCATGATCTCGCGCAGGTAGGGCGTGCGCGCGGTGCGCCACGGCCCCGGCTCGGCGGAGCCGCGGCTGCCGAGCACGCGATGCCGGTCGGCCCATTCCGAGACCAGCAGCGCGGGCTCGGGCGCCATGCCGTCGCGCCAGGCCTGCAGGATCTCGGCGTCGCCCTCGAAGCGGCCGAGCTCGTCGAGGAGGTGCTCGCCGACCATCAGCCGACGCTCACTCGGACATCGTGCCGCGCCGCGAGATGCTCGCGCAGGCGCGTGTCCATCATGGTCTGCAGCCGGTGCGAATCGACACCGAGTTCGGCCGCCATCTCAGCGGCGACGCGAGCGGGCCAGGCGAGGATCGCGTCGCGCTCCTCCTTGGCGAGCCGGTGCACGAGCAGGAGCGCGCGGGCCTTGTCGACCAGCCTGCCCTTGCGCTCGTCGAGCCTGAGCCGGCGCTCCTGCGCCTTCAGGACCTCGTTCGCCGTGCGCGCATCGTGGAAGGTGTTCTGGGCGGCGCGCGGCAGGGGATCGGCGGCCGGCGGAATCGCGGCGACAGGCGGCGGCGATGCGGGCCGGGGTGCTGCCACTGCTGGCTGCACCAGAGTCGCGGTCTTCCGGACAGGATCGCTGCTGTCCGCCAGCCGCGCGCGAACCTTCTCGACATCCCAGGCGCCGTCGGCCTCGGGCGCGATGCGGCCGGCGCGCTGCGCCTTCTGCAGGGCCGTGTGGGAGACGCCGAGGCGGCGTGCCACCTCGCGCTGCGAGGCCACGCGGCCCGGCTGCGCGGTGGCGATCATGGTGTGATCAAGCGTCCTCGAACAAGGCAATCATCGAAGCGCCGATGGCGCTTGGCTCAGCCCCCGCCGCAGCGCGAATGGTCCGTCACGCGCGGAGCACCGCGCAGCAGACGGAGACGACGATGACCGACCGCGAAGCCCGCGCCGCCCGCAACCAGGAGAAGAGCCTCGCGGCCTTCCTCGCGAAGAAGGCGGAGTTCGACGCCCTGCTCGCCGAACTGCAGCAGGCCAGCGACGACCACTTCGGGGCGGATCCCGAGGCGGTCCTCTGGGGCGAGACGGGCTGGCTGCAGGACGCGACCGCGAAGCTGAAGGAGATCGCGGACCAGCACTTCAAGCGGGGCGAATACGCCGCCTGACACGGGTCGCACCCGCACCGCCCCGACCGGCAGCGCCGGCGGGGCTCCCGGCAGTAGGGGCCGATGGTCGGCGCCCGGAACCGGAGACCACCACAATGACCAAGCTTTCCGACAGCCAGCGCGTGATCCTCGAGGCGGCCGCGCAGCACGAGATGGGCCTCGCCCGCGCGCCGAAGACCCTGCCGGCCGCCGCCCGCAACGCGGTCTTCCGCAGCCTGATCAAGAACAACCTGCTCATCGAGATCAACGCCCCGCGGGAGCATGTCGGGCTCGGCTGGCGCCAGGATGAGGACGGGACCTGGATCGTGGCGCGCATCACCGACGACGGGCTGCGCGCGATCGGCATCGACCCGAACGCCGGCGACGCGGCGGAGGAGGACGAGCAGAGCGCCGCCGCCATCGCCCGCCGCAACGCCGAGCGCCGCGCCGCCGCAGAGGCCGCGACGGTGGCCGACACGGCGCCCACGGACGCGGAGGAGGAGGCGCCGCAGGGTGAGGACGCCCCGGCGCCGGAAGCCGCCCAGGGCGCGCCCACGCCTGCCCCGCGCGCAAGCCTGCGCGACGCGGCGCAGCGGGTTCTCGACGCCTGGGACGACGAGGCGAACCAGCGCTACGACCTGACGGACGCGATGGACGCCCTGCGCGGAATCCTGGCGAAGCCGGCGCGCGCCATCCGCGAGCCCGGCGCGGCGCGCAAGCCGCGCGAGGGCACGAAGCAGGAGCAGGTGCTGGCCATGCTGCGCCGGCCCGAGGGCGCCACGGTCGCGCAGATCGCCGAGGCCACGGGCTGGGCGGCGCACACGGTCCGCGGGTTCTTCGCCGGCCTGAAGAAGCGCCAGGGGATCGAGGTGCAGGTGCTGGAGCGGGTCCGCCAGGTCGGGCCGAACAAGGAGGGCGCGAAGGGGTCCTTCACCATCTACCACCTGCCGGCCTGACGCGCGCCAGCCACAGCGGCAGGGATCATCGAGCACGCCGGGGATCATCGCGATCCCCGGCGCTTTCGTCAGTTGGCTGCGGGAAACCACAGCGCGAAGCGTCCGTCACGCGCAGGCAACCCGCCGCGCAGCACGGAGACGGACGATGCAGCAGATCGACACCATCACGCACCTCAAGGGCCTCGCCGACCATGCCCGCCTCAGCCACGAGCATTGGCTGCGCAGCGCGCGGCAGGGCGGCAGCGGGAGCTACGGCCCCGCCTACTGCATCGAGGGCGCGGGCACCTGGCGCCGCCGGCTCGGCGAGTTGCTGGCACAGATCCGCGACGCGGAGCGGGCGCGATGAGCGCCCGCGGGGAACGCCGCTGGATCGTGCTCGGCCAGGACGGCCGGCACGTCACGCTGGGGCGGGCGGCGCCGCCCTCCGCGGAGGAAATCGCCGCCGCGAGCAAGGCGATGGAGACGCAGGGCCTCGCTGGCTGGATCGCCACGCTGGACGGCGACTACTGGGGCCGCGGGCGCGTGACGCTCGCGCCCTTGCAAATCATCGGTGCCGAGGCGCGGCAGGACTGGCGCACGGCGGTTGCGGCGTTCGACGCGACACGCCGGACCGCCGTCACGCTGCGATAGCCCGCCCGCGCGCAGCCGCGACATCTTCGAACACCCGCTCCTCGCCGGCCAGCACGGCAGCCCGGCCCGTGAAGGTCTGCCAGCGCCGCACCGCCACATCGACATAGCAGGCATCAAGCTCCATCGCGTAGCAGACGCGCCCCGTCGTCTCCGCCGCGACAATCGTGCTGCCGCTGCCGCAGAAGGGCTCGTAGACCGAGTCGCCCGGCGCGCTGTTGTTCAGCATCGGCCGGCGCATGCACTCCACCGGCTTCTGCGTGCCGTGCACGGTGGCGGCGTCCTCGTCACCGCCCGTGCCGATTGGCCAGAGCGTCGCCTGGTCGCGCGCGCCCTGCCAGTGCCCCTTCGCGCCCTTGCGCACGGCATAGAGGCACGGCTCATGCTGCCAATGATAATCGCCCCGCCCCAGCACGAAGCGCGACTTCGCCCAGACGATCTGGCTGCGGATCGCGAAGCCCGCGGCCTCCAGGCTCTCGATGACGGTCCGCGCATGCACGCCAGCGTGCCAGACATAGGCCACGTCGCCGAGGAACAGCGCCCACGCCTCGCGCCAGTCGGCTCGGTCGTCGTTCGCCACCTTGCCGGTGCGCATCGTGGCCGAGACGCCGGCCTCGTTCCGCCACTCGGGATCGTAGTTCACACCGTAGGGCGGGTCCGTGATCATCAGGTGTGGACGCGCGCCGTCGAGCAGCCGCGCGACGTCCGCCGGGCTGGTGGCGTCGCCGCACAGCAGCCTGTGGGGGCCGAGCAGCCACAGGTCGCCCGGGCGGGTGACGGGAGTCTCCGGCGGTGTGGGCGCGGGGGCGTCCGGGTCGCCGCCCGGCGCGGGCACATCCGGAGCCGCGTCGCCCAGCAGGCGATCAAGCGTCGCGCCGTCGAAGCCGATCAGCCCGAGGTCGAACTCGTCGGTGCGCAGCGCGCGCAGTTCGGAGGCGAGCAGGCTCTCGTCCCAGGTCGAGTTCAGCGCCAGCTGGTTGTCCGCCAGCCGGAAGGCCCGCGCCTGCGCCTCCGTCAGATGCCCGAGCCGGATCGCCGGCACTTCCTCGAGGCCGAGCGCCTTCGCGGCAAGCACGCGCCCGTGGCCGGCGATCAGCACGCCCGCGTCGTCCACCAGCACCGGCACGTTGAAGCCGAACTCGCCGATCGAGGCGGCGAGCTGCGCCACCTGCTCGGTCGGGTGGAGGCGAGCGTTCGCCGCGTAGGGCGCGAGCGACGCCACCGGCATCATCTCGACGCGAAGGTCAGGCTGCATCGGCCATCGCCTTACCGCCCTCCTCGGGCGTTGCCTGAAGGCTCGCGCGCGCCGCGGCGACGGCGTCGTAGCCGCGACCGTCCTCGGCCAGCGTGACGGGCAGGTCGGGATGCAGCATCCGCCAGCGGGCGATCGCCAGGTCGACATAGGCCGGCGCGAGCTCGATGGCGCGGACGCGCCGCCCGGTCCGCTGGCCAGCCAGGATGGTCGTGCCGGAGCCGCCGAACGGCTCGAACACGACGTCGCCCTCGTCGGTGTAGGCGCGCATCAGGAACTCGGGCAGCGCGACGGGGAACACCGCTGGGTGCTCCGTTTCGATGCCGCGGCCCTTGTGCCGGGTGATGCGCAGCACGCTGTCGGGGATGCGCATCTCCTGCACCGGCAGGCCGATATGGGTGTAGGCCTTCACCTCGCCGTCGGCGGCGCGAAGCCCGCTCCCCTTGTTCGGCGTGCCGGCCCATTTGCACGGCACGATCTTGTTGGCCTGGCGCGCCTCGCGGTTGAAGTGGAACAACAGCTCGAAGGCCGGCGCGAGGCGGCCGTTCCAGTCGCCCGGTAGGCCCGGCCCCTGGTCCCAGGCGTACAGCCCGAAGCGCCGCCAGCCCTGGCCGCGCATCCAGTCCAGCCAGCCCTGCCAATAGGGCTGCCACTCCCCGTCGCGGTGGATCAGGCCGAGATTCACCAGCACCTGCGCGTCGCGCCGCAGCGCGCCGTCGAGATGCGCGAACACGCCTTGCATCAGCGCATCCCAATCCGAGACGCCGCCGGTGGTGTAGTCCCGCTGGTTCCCGTAGGGCGGCGAGGTGAACAGCAGCACCGCGCGCTCCGGTCCCATCACGCGCGCGACGGTGCTGCGGTTCGTGCTGTCGCCGCAGGCCAGGCGGTGCTCGCCGAGCATCCAGATGTCGCCGACGCGTGCGACGGCTTTGCGGGGCGGCTCAGGCTCCGCATCCGCGGGGTCTTCCGCCGGCTCCGCGCCATCCGCGTCCGGCTGGTTGCCAGTTGTCAGCGCGGCCCCGCTGGCAACCGCCGGCGCCGGCAGGTTGCCGGCATCGGTTTCCAGCCCGGCCAGGAGCCGCTCGATCTCGGCGCCGTCGAAGCCGGTCAGCGCCAGGTCGACGCCGCCCATCTCCTGCAGCTTCGCGACCTCGGCCGAGAGCAGCGCCTCGTCCCAGCCGGCGTTCAGCGCGATGCGATTGTCGGCGAGCCGATACGCTGCCTTCTGGGCCTCGGTCAGCCCCGCGCGGACGATGGTCGGGACGGTCGCGAGGCCGAGGGACTTCGCGGCCAGCAGCCGGCCGTGGCCGGCGATGAGCTCGCCGCGCTCGTCGACCAGCACCGGCGCGACGAAGCCGAATTCGAGGATGCTGGCCGCGATCTGCGCCACCTGCTCGGGCGAATGCGTGCGCGCATTGCCGGCGTAGGGCAGCAGCGCGGCGACCGCGCGCGCCTCGACGGCGCTCGCAGCCCAGGGGGCCTGAGGCATCTGCACCTGCCTGATCGTGGAACGGTGGCCGGCGCTGCTGGCAACTGCGCGGCGCTGGCAACCTGGAAAACTGGCCTGGCGCTAGGAACCTTGCGCGCTTCCGCCCCCCGCATACGGCGGGGCCAGGAAGGACCCTGCGGCTCAAGAGCCGCAGTGGCTGATCAGCGGGCGAGTGGCTCGGGAGCCGCGGTGCCCGACGCACCTTCTCGACGTGTCACCACTTTAGCCAACTCGATTTGCAAGCCGCCAGCGGGCGAATTGTAACAGCGCGAACGGGACGGTGGAGACCGCCCCGTTCGCGCATCGTCATGCCGCCTGCTGTCGCGGGGTGAGCCCGAAGTGCATCGCTAGGATGCCAAGGCCTGCGACCAGCATGCCGCCGGCGATCGGTTGCGGGACTGGCCTGCCGCTCCAGCCTCGACGGGCCGCCCATTCGCGCACCGACATCTCCAGGCCCACGACGAACCAGATGCACGAGCCGGCCGGGCCATCATGCCCACCCAACGCGTCCAGCGCCGCGAGCACACGCCGGCGCGCGTCGAGCTGGCGATTGGAGAGCCGGTCTGCCGTCGAGCCTGGTAGCCGGATCAGCTGCGATGTGGACATGCTGTCGATCGCCGCGCTGCGGAACAGCGTGCGGAAGATGTTGCCCGCCTCGTGCATCTGCGGCGTGATGGTGCCGTTGGCCAGCATCATCCCCAACGTGTCCACGGCGCGGCGATGCTGCACAGGGCTGCCAGTTTCGGGATCCGCTTCGCGGATCGGCTCCGAGAAGCCGCCATGCTGCAGCCGCCACTTCGACGGCCTCGACAGATCCTCGTGCTTCGACGTCGCCCGCTTTGCCTTGCGCTTACCGGCCATGCTGGTCCCCTCCATGACGGCGCCCCCAGCGACGGCTGGCTTCGGTGATGACGGCCTGGCGGAGCCAGGGATCGGCGATGTCCTCCACGGCCAGGGCGGCGACGCAGTGCCGGTGCCAGGCAGCGGCGCGCATGGCGTCGAGGTCCATCGCGGTGGACGGGCTGCGTGCCAGGTCCAGACACGACCGGGGCGGCTGCGGCGCATCGGGGAGCCTCATGCCCGACCACCCTGCGGGTCGGTCGCCCAGAGCAGAAGGGCGATGGCATCCGCCTCGTTGTCGTCCGCAGGTGCGAACCCGCGGGCGCGCACCGCCGCGATCATCGCCGCCTTGTCGGCGTTGCCGCGGCCTGTGGCGAAGCGCTTGATGGTGCCGACCGGCACGCCCTCGTAGGCGACGCCGCGCTCCTCGCACCAGGCCGACACGTGCGCGAGGAAGCCGCCGTAGAGATGCGCGGCATCGGTGCCGGCGTGGGAGCGCACCTCCTCGAAGGCGATGCGCGTGAGGCCGCCGGTGAGCGCGGCCAGCTCGCCGAGCCAGCCGCGGAAGCGGAGATACCGCATGCCGCCGCCCTCGAAGCGGCTGGGACGGAAGGTGACAGTGCCGGAGGTGATGCCACCGTCCTGGCTGCGCAACGCCCATCCAGTCGTGGTGCCGAGGTCGAGGGCGAGGACGGCGGGGCGGCCGAGGGCCACCGGCAGCGGAGCTGCGATGCGCGGGCCGCTTGCGCCGGCAGCGGGCATAGGGAGAGTCGCGTGAGCCATGGGATCTCCGAGAGGGGATGGCTGTGGTGAGGGCGGCGACGGCGCGGTTCTTGGCGGAGCTCGCCGTCGCTGCCCGGCTTCCAGGGCGCGTTGCCTGGCCGGGCGGGCCGGTGGCGCGATACGTCATGCGCGAGCGCCGGGACGTCCCACCCGTCCCGCCTCGTCCCACCCCTGCGACCGAAGTGGGACGGGGAAATGCGTTTGAATTCAAATGTTTGCGCGGCCTTGTCCCACCTGTCCCACTCCAGGACGGCCCGCCTAAACCCGTATAGGAGAATGTATGTCCCGACCCATCACACCCTTCGCGTATGGCTCTAAGGAGCAGGTGGGACAGGTGGGACAGTGGGACAGACGTCCGCAAACCCGCGGAAAAGCTGGGCTTGCGCGTGTCCCACTTCGCCGGCGGAAATCGTCGAGGTGGGACAGTGGGACAGAACGGCGTCGCAGTGAGGTGCCGGAGGGACATCACGCGCCCTCCTCTGACGGGGAGGGCCGGCGGTAGCGCCATTCGCGCGCGACACCGTCCTTGGCGGAGCCGGTCGTCTTGTAGCGCTCCCACTTCTTCGCCTTGAGATAGGCGCCCACGCGCATCTGGTCGCCCTTCGTCCACTTTGCCGCTTCGATGCCGAGTGCCTGCTCCAGCACCTCGCCGATCGAGACGTCGGTGAGCGGCTTTGCCCTCGGCACGAAGCGCTCCTGCCAGTCCTCGAAGTGTCCGACGCCGACATTCACCGGCCTGCGCTCAGAGATGAGCCAGCGCTCGATCCGCGCGTCCCAGGCGTCGCCCTGGTAGCGCGCCTCCTGCGCCGCGCTGGCCTCGGCCACCAGCGCCCGGTCCTCGATCCACCAGGGCGCCCCGGCGCGGTAGCGCGTGACAGCCTCGGCCCAGAGCTGGTCACGATCGTGCCGTAGCCCGTCGAGGTCGATGTCGCCGCAGCGCAGCGGCCAGAAGCGGCGGTTCCCCGTCTCGTCGCGCAGGTAGGTGTCCGGGTTCACCGTGCCGGCGAAGACGCATTGCCGCGGGACGGTGACGACGTAGCGCTCGTAGGGCGGTCGATAGCGGTCGGTGGTGCGACTGAGGAAGGCCTTGATGCGCGAGACGTCAGCCTGGCCGATGGCGTCGAGCTCCGCCATCTCGATGATCCAGATGCCGCGCATCTGCTGCGCCGCGTCCTTCGAGCCGAGTTCGGCGAGCTCGTCCGTGAACCATGGCTCTGAGGCGAGCACCTTCAGGGCGGTCGACTTCCGGATGCCCTGCGGCCCTTCCAGGATCAGCATGTGGTCGGCCTTGCAGCCGGGCTGCATGACCCGCGCGACAGCGGAGACCATCCACAGCGCGGCTATGCTCCGGTGGAGCGGCGAATCCTCGGCACCAAGATAGGCGATGGCCCATGTGTCGAGGCGCGGCGTGCCGTCCCAGGCCAGCGCCTCGAGGTAGTCGCGCACGGGGTGGATGCGGATGTTACGCGACACGGCGACGACGCTGCGGCCGACTACCACGGGCGGGACATTGATCTCGTGCCGCTGCAGCCACTCGGCGCAGCGCACGTCGTCGGCCTCGCCCCAGGGGCGGGGGAGCACCGTGCCTGCCGGATCCCAGGGCAGCGCCCGGGCGACGATGATCTCCTGGCTGAATTCGTCGAACATGAGCGCGCCGGTGAAGGCAGCGTCGAGCGACAGCGCCGTGATGACGTTGGCCTCGTTGCGCTCCGGCGCGCCGCCGGCGTCGATCCGCAGCAGCGAGGCCCACGGCGGCCGGACGGGCGGGCGGCGGACGTCGCCGGTCGCGTTCACCCGTCGGCGTAGCTCGACCAGCTGCTTCTCCAGGATGGAGACGGCGATGCCGGTCGCAGTCTTCACCGCGGCGAGGACTTGGCGCTCCGGGAGGGGATCGAGGCGCGCCAGGGCCAGCCGGCCCAGCAGGTCGGCGAGCGGCTCGGAGTCAGGCGGGCGGGTGAGGCTGGAGGCGGCGGCGAGCAGCTCTTCCACCGTCGCGGGCGCCGCCGCGGTTGCGGGTGCTTTCGGCTCCGCGCCTGCCGCCTGCTCGTAGTCGGCAGCGGTTACCCCGCGCCGTAGGTCGTCGTTGAAGTCGTCGCCGTGCAGCGGGGCGATGATGCGCGAGGGGATGTCCGCCAGGTTCAGCCGATCCGCCAGCGTCGCCGCGGCCTGCATCCCGGCATGCCCGGCATCGGCGAAGATGGTGACGTGGCGGGTTCCCTCCGGCCACTGCCAGCGCCGCAGCCCGTCGGCCGAGAGCGCCGCCATGGTGGGGACGCCGAACAGGGCCATGGCGGCGAGCGCGGTCTCGATCCCCTCCGCCACGCCGATCCGCCCGTCCCCGGGCATCGGCGCGAGCCGCACCGTCCCGCCGGCGACGGGCCCGAGCATCTTCTTGCCCGGCGGCGCCTTCCCGGAGCCGTCGTCGAGCAGGTAGGTGCGGTGGAGGCCGCCGGTGGCCTCGCCGGCCGCGTCCCGCACCACCGCGACCATGCCCGGCCAGCCGCGCCGGCTCTCGAAGTCGGCGAGGTCGGGATGGAACAGCAGGTCGGGGCTGTCCGGCAGCGCGAGGCCGCGGCCCCGGAGGTAGGCCTCCGCCGCCGTCCCCGCGGGCGGAACGCATCCGTCCAGGATGCGCGCGACCTCCCGGCTGTGGTCGGGCCTCGGCTCGGGAGGGCGCGGCGGCGGCGCCGGCCGATCCATGCGGGCGAGCCGCGCGGCCTCGTCGAAGAGGCGGGCATCCGCCGCGCCGGTGCCGTGGGCGAGCATGTCGATCGGCCCGGCGCTCTCGCCGGTGGCGTGGTCGAAGCCCCAGCCGGCGAAGCGCCCCTCGAGGTGAATCACGCAGGAGCCCTCGCCGCGGGGCGGCCGGCCGGAGAGGTCGGCGCAGCGCAGCGTCCTGCCGTCCGGGGCGCGCCGCGCGTTCGGGAACAGCGGCGGCAGCCAGTCCCGCGCCGTATCGGCGAGGCGGCGGCGGACCTCCGCCAGGTCGTGGCGCACCGGCCCCAGGCCGGCGTCGTTCAGGTCGATCATGCCAGCGCGTCCCCGGCGGCCGCCGGCACGTCATTCAAATCGAGAGTGAACGTGAACGCTGGGGCCGCGCGGTTCGCGCCGGTTCCGGGAACGCGCCAAGCCGGCAGCTGCCGTTTCCGTTCCAGCGCCCGCGCCTGATCTCGCGTGATGCCGAGCCGCGCAGCCACCTGCGCCAGGACGAGCTGCTCACCCTCGAACAGATACCAGCGGGTCACGCGCCTGTTTCGTGCCTGAATCTCGGGTGGCGCCCAGCGGCAGTTCCCCGGCGCATAGTCGCCGTCGGGATCGATGCGATCCAGGCTGTGTGCCGGGCTGGGGCGCGGCCCCATGTCGCGCAGGAAGGCCTCAAAATCCCGCGCCCAGGCAGGGCACATCGAGATGCCGCGCGCACCATAGTTCGGGTAGGAGGCGTTGCGGGGGTTCTCGCATCGCTTTTTCGCGGCCAGCCAAGCCGTGTACTCGGGCGTCGGACGCCCGCCGGCCGTGTGAGAATGCCGCGTCGCGCGCATGACCGCGAGGCAGCCACAGCTTCGGCTGCCGCCGCGTGACGACCGCAACGCCAGGACGAGGCTTTGGGCGAGCACCACCTTCTCGCTGCCGCATTCGCAACGGCAGAGCCATCGCGGCCGGACACGTCCCGGGGGACTCCTCAGCGCCGACGCGGGCGCGATGATGGTCCAACGACCGATCCGATCGCCTGGCCGCAATCCCGCGAGGACAGAAGCGCGCTTCGTCATGCGACGATCACCAGCCCCCACTCGGCGCGGGTGATGGCGGTGTAGAGCCATCGGTTGCGATCCATTGCCGTGCGGCCGAGCCCGTCGTCCCAGACCAGGACAGTCGGGAACTGGCTTCCCTGCGCCTTGTGGCCGGTGATGGCCCAGCCGAAGGTCGCCTCGGTCAGCCCCTTCTTGATCTTCCAGTCGCGGTCGTGCCGCTGCTTGTCGAAGGCTAGGTGGTCCTCGAAGTGGCCCTTGTAGATCCGCAGCCGGCCGCGGCTGCCGTCCTGCTGCGGCGCGCCGATGCGGTTGCCGTCCTCGTCGGTGACGACCGCCGTGAAATGGTGGCTGCCCTCGTCGACGATGTCGGAGAGGGTCAGGAACATGCCGTTGATCAGGCCGAGGTCGTTCTGGTTCTTCAGGCAGATGATCTTCTCGCCCGGGCCCGTGGGCAGCCATCCGCCGGCCCCGAAGCCGGCAGCGCGGCGCATGGCGTTGTTCAGCTGCAGCCGGGTCGCGTTCATGCCGCAGATCACCTGGCCGCCGCGCAGCGCCTGCTCCGGCGTGACGTCGAGCTTCCGCATCTTCCAGACGTGATCGTCGTAGCGCCCGAGGCCGATCGGCTCGCCCTGCCGGGCCATAGTGGCGAGGCGGATAATGGCGCTCTCCGACGCCTGGCGGTGGATCTCCGTCAGCATGATGTCGGGCGCGTCCTTGGTGAACGCGCCTTCGCCCTGGATTGGCGGCAGCTGGCCGGGGTCTCCGAGCACGAGGATCGGCTTGCCGAAGCTCAGCAGATCGCGCGCCATCTCCTCGCCGACCATGGACACCTCGTCGAGCACGATCAGCTTCGCGTGCGCGGCGTCGCTCTTCGGGTTGAGGGCGAAGCGTGGGCGCTTCATGTCGGCCACACCCTGGCGCATCGCCTCGATCGTCGCCTCCGCTGTGGTGCGCTCGAAGCCGGTCAGGCCGCGCGCCCGAAGCACCGCCTCCTCGATCTTCTTCTCGGCGGCCTCGACCTCCTCCTCGGTCGCCTCGATGACGGAGTAGATCAGGCTGTGGATGGTGCGCGCGGGCGTGCCCTTGCGGCGCAGCACCAGCGCGGCCTTGCCGGTGAAGGTGGCCGTCACCACCCCGGGCACGCAGGCCTCGCCGTCGCCGCCGCTCCTGTGGTGCTCGAGGCCGAGCTCGTCGAGCGCGAAGCGCAGCACGGTGGACTTCCCGGTCCCGGCATAGCCGAACAGCCGGAACACCTGCTTGCGGTCGGCCTCGTTCTGGAACCAGTGCCTGATCGCGGCGATCGCCCGGTGCTGGGTGTCGGAGGGCGTGATGTCGCTCATGCCGCTTGTCCGACCTGCACCTGGTAGTCCTTGATCACGCCGCCGCGGGATGGATTGCCGACCTCGCATTCCCGGACGAACACGCGTCGGCCGTCGGCGAGCTGGCGCCAGTGGCCGCGGCGGAGATGCCAGCGCGGTGAGGCGTGCGAGCCTCCGAGCCTGGCCGCCGCCGCCTTGATCTGGAATGGATCGATCTCAGCGACACGGTAGGTCCAACCGCTCGCCACATGCCTGCTGCACCCGCGACGGCGGATCGCCGGCACCGCATGCGGCTGGAAGGCACATCGCACGGAGAGCAGAGCAAGCGCTCGTCCGAGAACCCCAGCAAGGACTTCGGCGTAGAGGGTTGCCGCGGCGTCGGTCTCAAGCGCCGGATGGGCAAGGAAGTCGTCCTCGCCACCATGCCGAAAGCGTGCGAACGCCATGGCGTCCGTCCAGATGCGGCGCTCCGCCAGGTACTGGAAGAGGCACACCTCGACCTGGCCATCGTCTTCCTCAGCATAGGCGACCACACGGTCGCCGGGCGCGGTGCTCTGCACGACCTCGAAGAAGACGGCGGCGTGCGGAAGACTGAAGGGACAGCTCAACAGCTCCTGCGAGAGACGGCCGAGATCGTCGCTGTCGAAGCTCTCGCTGTGGGGGAAGAGGTAGACCGGCGCAGCCAGCATTCGCGGCATGGTCGGCGTGCACCACAGGCGGCCCGCGTGGCGCACGATGTGCTCCTTGAGGCCATAGGAAAGCGGGACCTTCCGTTGTGCCTGCTGAACAGTCATGCGGTGGTCTCCCAGCAGCGCGTGGCGTAGGGACAGAGGCGGCAGAGGTAGAAGTCGGCGGCCTGGGCGATGCGCGGCGGCAGCTCGCCAGCATCGGCGGCGCGCAGGATGTCGACGGCGTGGTCGGAGAGCCGCTGTGCCTCCGCCGCGTCGAAGGGCACGGCCTCGTGGTGCAGCGCCAGCGTGTCGCGGTTCAGCGCCGTCAGCAGCGCCACATCGAGCTCGAGGTAGGCCATGTAGAGCTGCACCTGCGCGAAGTAGATCGGCTTCGACAGGCGCAGCCCGCGCTTCACCAGGTCGGTCCAGGACTTCTGGCCGAGCGCCTTGTGCTCCCACAGCGCAGGCCAGCGGATGTCGACATGGGGACCGGCGACGATCACGCCATCCGCGTGGCCCCGCAGCTTGCCGCCCGCTGCGACGAAGCCGATCTGCCCGCCATCAGGGCCGCGGTCGCGCAGGTCGAAGCCTGCAAGGCGGAGCCACCTGATGGACAGCGCCTCGAACTGGTGGCCGGCGTCGAAGACCCGAAGGATGTCGGCGTCGAAGTCGCGGTCCTTCGGCGCGTGGGTGATCTCGTAGACGAGCTTGCGGGCGCAAGGCTCGCCAACGCGGCTGCCACCGAGATAGTCGCGCGGCGCCTGCCGGCGATGCCGCGCGAGCAGGGCGGCGTCGATTTCGGCATTCACGCGCGCCGTCACGGCGACAGCGCCTTCGCGGCCATGGTCGAGGCGCCCATAGACCGCGCCGGAGCCGTGGTTCAGGTCGAGCAGCACCGTTACCTCAAAAAGGGATAGGGTCGTCGAGCGGATCGCGCTCGGCGGCCTGGCGCTGCATCGAGGCCTGGAAGCCGTCCACGCAGGCCTCGATGATGCGGTCGATCTCCGCCGCGCTGCGGTCGTGGAAGGGGCCGAGCAGCCCGAGCTCCTGCAGCACCTCGGCGAGGGGCCGGCGCGCGTCCTTGATCGCGCGCGCCTCCATCGGCGTCTTGTCGATCACGCCGTTGGACCTCCGCGCGAGCGCGCCGCCCGCTTCGCAGCAGGCCATGCTGCAGAAGCGGTGGTGCGGGAACTCGCCGAAGCGCAGCCCGTGCACATAGCCGAAGCCCTTCGCCTCGCGGCCGCAGAGCCCACAGACCAGGCGCCGGACCTGATCCTCGGGCGTGCAGCGCGGCAGGGACGCCGGCGCTGCGGCGGGCGCCGCCCGCGGCCGGGACTGGCTCCAGCGGCGTCGCGCCATCCCGCCATCAACCGTTCAGCCAGGTCGGGCCGCCGGCCAGCGGGGCCTGGGCGGGCGGAGCGGGGGGCTGGGCGGGCGGCGTCGGGGCGGGGCGCTCCCAGACCCGGGCCGCAGGCCCGGGGGACACCGGCGCCGCGGTGCCACCCCAGGCCGACGGCGTGTTTCCGGTCGCCGGCGCACGCGCCGTGCGCTGGCTCGGCTGCGGCGGCAGCGCCTCGCCCGCCATAATGCGCGCGTATTCCGCCTCGCCCGGCAGCACCACGCGGTCGATCCGGTTGTTGTCGCCATAGCGGGAGTCGTTGGCCGGCTCGACGCGGAGCTTCGCGGCGAAGGTGATGCCGTTGAGGTCGGCGAGCCCGCGCAGGATCCGCTTGGCCTTCGCCGCCTCGCTCATGTCGTGCGGGTCGAGCCCGAGCGCGCTGTCGATCATCGCGCGGAACATCCCCTTCGAGATCTTCCAGCCGATGGAGACGCCCTGCTCGTCCACCTTGCCGCCGGCGACGGTGAAGCTCTGCCAGAGCTTCCGCTTGCTGTGCGGCCCCGCCACCACGGTGAACTCGCAGTCGAGCATGCGCACGTCGCTGCCGGGGGTCTTCGCCGCCTTCAGCAGCTCCCGGTCGAAGGGGCTGGCGCCGTCGATGCCGCCCTTGCGGATCTCCATGCGCAGCTTCACGAAGCTGCCGTCCGGGATGAGGTCGGTGCCGCGCGGCAGCTCGGCGTCGTTCATGTCGAAGGTCATGCGTCAGCTCCTGGGCGCGAGGTTGATCTTGCGGAGAAGGGCGGCGAGGTCGGGCGGCTCGGTCTCATCGAGCCGGCCCGACCGGTCCTTGGCCGGCAGGCCGAAGCTGTTTGCCGTGCGGCAGACGAGGCGGCGCTCGGTGCCGCGCTCCGGATCGTGCACGAGCGTGCCCTGCGCATCGCGCGAGAACAGCGCCATGGAGACCACCTGGTCGACGATGCCGGGGAGCTCGCGGCCGGCCTTGCCGCCTTCCATCTGCGGCTGCCAGGAGACGCGGCCGAGGTCGTCGGTCACGCGCTCCAGGATGCCAACCATGATCAGGCTCTTGCCCGGGGCGTGCTGCAGGTGCTTCAGCAGCCCGATCACCTCGCGCGCCATCAGGCCGTAGGCGCCGCGCGTGTCGAGCTTGCCGGTACGGTCGGAGAAGGCCTCTGGCCGGGTCTTCGCCCACGCCATGGCCTGCCGGGTCAGGTCGGTGATGCTGTCGAGGAAGACGATGCTCTTGCCGGCGAGCAGCCGGACCAGGTCTGGATGCGCGGCGACCAGATGCTGGTGGTGCGCGACCGAGAAGTAGCCGTTCGGGTCGGCGGCCGGGTTCACGCCGCCGATCAAGCAGGCGAGGTCGATCGCGTCCTCGAAGCAGCGGATCGGGATGCTGTCGCCGCGCCAGTCCTGGACGGACTTCATGCCGGCCTCGAGGTCCACGCAGAGCGTGGTCTCGTGCGGCAGCGTCTTGACCAGCGTGGTCTTGCCGACGCCGCTCGGGCCGAATAGCGCCATGGTGGTCTTGTTCGCCGCGGCGGAGAGACGCTCGTCGGCGGTGACGATGCGCAGCGCCATCAGCGCGACTCCCTGGTCGCGCCAGCGAGGGTGAAGCCGCCGTCGCGCAGCTCGCGGTCGGAGCAGATCGTCAGGCGGTAGACCGCCCGGCCGGTTCGCACCGTGCGGGCCGGCTCGAAGGCCTGCCGGATACGCTCGGGCCAGGCGGCGTAGGCGCGCTCCGAGACGCGCAGCGCCGTCTCGATGTACTCGGCCGGGTCCTCGCCGCCGGCGCGGATCTGCTCGGCGAGCGCGGCGAGGCGCCGGCCATCCCACTCAACCCGCTTCGGGAGCTCGACCGCGACCTCCACCGCGCCGTCCTGGAACCGCACCGTGCCGGTGTCCTTGCCGGCGGCAGCGCGTGCGCCGATGGCGCGCTGCTCGTAGCGCAGCGCCACCGCGGCCTCGATCCAGTCCTGCAGGCGCTTCGCGGCTTCGACCGCCTCACGCGCGTCGGCCTGCAGCAGGGCGAGGTGCTCGGCCGGCAGCGCGATGACCTCGCCCACCGGCAGGTGACGGACGCTGTCGAGCGTCGGCCGATTGCTGCGCGCGTCCATCAGGCGGCCTCCGCAAGCAGGAGCGGCAGGGCCGACGGGGCGACGCGGCGCGGGCGGCGGCGGGCGACGATGAGGTAGGAGTAGTCCTCCTCGCCGTGGCGGCGCTGCACGAGGTGCGCGAGGCCGGCCTCGGCCAGCGCCCAGGCGCGGTTGGCGAGCCGCAGCAGGGCGAGCCGCTCCGCGTCGGGCAGCAGCTGCGTCAGCGGCGAGGTCTCGCGGGCGAGGAAGCCGCGGTGGTAGGCGAGGCGCTCGCCGGGCGCGGCGGCGCCGAGCCAGGCGCAGAGCGCCGCCTCGCTGAGCGGCGCCCGCGCGTTCGGGGTGTCGGGGATGCGGGTGTCCATGACCGGCATTACTCGGCGACCTCGCGATCCGTCTCAGGCGGCCGAGGGGATGCCGGCGGCGAGCAGGCGCAGCCGCAGCTCGCGGAGGCGGCGGTAGATCCGCGCGCGCGGCATGGTCCGCCGCTCGCCGAGCGCGTGCGGCGTGTGCTCGGCGAGGGCGGCGCAGAGCGGGTGGTCCTCGGGGTCGATGGCGGCCGCCGCCGCGCGCTCCAGGTCGAGGCGGCGCTCCAGCGCGGCGATGGCGTCGGTCGGCTGCCCGCACCAGGCGGCGTAGCCGTCCGCCTCGCCGAGGGTGTCGCCGAGCGTCAGGCCGTCGCCGCCGGGGAGCGCGTCGTCGAGGGAGAGCGGGTGGCGGCCGGCGCGCTCGCGCTGCACATCCCGCGCGATCCGCGCCGCCCGGTGCCGGAAGCAGACCCGCGCGAAGGCGGCGAGCGCGCCGCGGGCGGCGTCGAACGCCGGCAGGCGAGCCAGGAAGTCGGCCAGCAGCTCCTGCTGGACGTCCTCGCGCTCCTGCGCCGGCAGGCCGAGGCGGCGGCACAGCCGGCGCGCTTCCTGTGCGGCGAGGCGGTGGACGGCGTCGAGGGCGACGAGGCTGGGCGGGGCGGGCATCGGCAGGACTGCTCCATCGGTTGGCGACGGGCAGACTGCCGATGGGCGGCGGCCGCAGGGTGGGTGGAGCGTGGGCGAAGCGTGGCCCGAGTGTGGGCGGCCCGGCCGGCTGGCCCGACCGCGGTCAGTCCTCGATGGCGATCGCGGCCGGCGGCAGGGCGAGCCGGTAGCCGCCCGGGCGCCTGTTCTGGATCAGGGCGCGCACCGCCTTCGCCTCGGGCCCGGGCAGGCCGGCCGCCAGCGCGTCCTTCAGGACCCGCGGCAGATCGCGGAGCTCGCGCGCCTCGGGCGGGCTGAGCCGGCCGTAGACGGCGGCCTGGATGTCCTTCGGCTCGAGGTAGCCCGCGTGCCGGCGGGCGGTCTCCGCCAGGGCGAGCAGCAGCCGGAAGGGCTGGTCGGTCATCGGGACGGGACGCCCGTCCAGCGCGACGGTGCGGCCGGCCCGGTGTATCACCAGCCGGGCGCTGCCGATGGACGGCGGAGCCAGCGCGGCGCGACGGAGCCGAAGGCCGCTCCCGTCGAGCGCCTCGGCGGCGGCGACCAGGTGGCATCCGGCGTCACGGAGACGACGGCCCATGGCGGGCGGAACGCCCTCGGGCAGCAGCAGCGTCGTGGCCGCCGGCGCGACCGCGCCGCGCAGGACCGCCAGGAGCCCCGGGTCGCGGGCCGCCGCCTCGTCCGCCACCAGGACGACGGCGCGCCCGTCCGCGAGGTGGCCGAGGTGCCAGGCGCCCTCCGCCAGCGGCTCCGGCGCGCCGGACAGGCCCGAGGCGGCCGCCAGCGTGGCGACCAGTGCGCCGACGTCGATCGCGAAGCTGCGGATCTCGTGGGGGGCCAGCACTATGCTGGCAGTGGCGTCGTCCGGGCACTCGGCGACCAGCTGTCCGCCGATCTCCACGACCGGTCGGGCGCGGGCGGCGCAGTCGCAGGCGCGGCACGGCGCCCAGACGGTGGCCGGCGCCCGCTCGGTCAGGACGCCGTCGGCCAGCAGGCGGTCGAAGGCCGGCCCGAAGTGCGGCGCCGCGTCGCGGCCCCACAGCACCGCACCGGGGCCAGCCGCGCTACGCCGCAGCAGCAAGCTGGCCAGGCTGTCGGTCACGGCAGAACCCGTTGCGGCGCAGCAGCTCCATCACCCGCGCCTCGAAGCGGTGCCGCTTGAACACCGCCAGCGACGGCGGCTTGATCTTGACGGTGACCGTGCTGGGGCGGCGCGGCCCGGCGAAGTGGACGCGCAGGACCACGTGGCCGAGGCGGTAGCGGCCGGGCCCGAACACCACCCGGTCGGTGTGCTCCCGGACGCGGAGCAGGGCCGAGCCCTGGAAGGCGCGGGTGACGTGGCTCGCCTCGACCACGGCCTCGCCGTGCCCCGCGTCGGCGCCGAGCCGGTCGAGCTGCACCTCGACGATGTCGACCCGCTGGATGCCGGGGTCGAAGGCGTGCTCGACCTGGAAGCCGAGGCCGACGCGCTCGATCCGCTCCAGCGTGTAGAGGTCCTGGCAGTCCTCCCCCGCGAAGAAGCCGGGCCGGCGCAGCATGTGGACGGCGAACAGCTCGGCCAGCTCCGCCCGCAGCGCCTGGCGCAGGCCGGCGACGCCGAGGCGGCCGGTGCCGACCTGGTAGGACAGCACCGCGTACTCCAGGCTGCGGAAGCTGATCACCTCCTCGCCCTCGCCGGCGACCACCGGGACGACGGAAACCGGCGCGCCGTGGGTGACGACCAGGTTCAGCTTGTCGTCGTCCTCGTACCAGCCGACGCGGCAGTAGGCGCCGCGGTGGTCGCGCTGGAACATCGCCCGTGCCGCCGCCTGGAACGCGGCGCGGGCGGTCTCGTCGAGCCGCGGCTCGACGTTCTCGTCCCGGCCGACGTACTCGGCGAAGGAGGACCGCGCCGAGAGCGCGGCGACGTCGGCGGCGGCGTCGAAGACCTCGCGGTACTCGAGGAAGGCGAGCAGGGCGAAGTGCTTCGGGTCGAGCGGGATCGGCTCCCCGACCAGGTCGCGCGGGCCGACGATCTCGACGCCGCGGCGCGCCGCGCGCTCCTGGAGGAGGGCCATGCCGGCCTCGGTGCCGAGCTCGGCGATGTGGTGGAGGTCGGCGACGAGGCCGGTCGGCAGCGCGTCCTCCGGGCCCTCGAAGAGCGCGGCGAGGGCGGCGCGGGCCTCGGCCGCCGGCCGGTCGAACACCGCCAGATCGCAGCCGCGGCCCCCTTCCGGCTGGCGCTCGAACAGGCGCCGCAACAGGCCGAGGTCGACGGTGGCGAGGAAGCGGGGATTGACGAACCGCCGGAGGTCACGCGCCATCTGGGAATCCCGGTGAGCTGTTCCCCGGGCGCTCTACCCGAAGTTGTGGATCCCTGGGCCGGGCGGAATCCGCATGGCCGGTGATACGGAATCGCGATTGTCTGCGTAATGCTGGGGGGTGCCGCGCCCGATTCCCCCCGCATCCAACCTCCACCTCCCGCCCCACCTCCGCGAGGTCTGCGACCTCCTCGCCCGCGGGCTGCTGCGGCTGAGGAGCCGCGCTGCCGAGGAACTCGCGCGCGACGCCGAGCAGGCCCGGGGGTGCGGAGAGGTTCGCCTACACTCCACCGCCCGGCAGCGCCGTCATGCGAACCCCAGGAGAGAGGGAGTCGCATGACCCGACGATCGAGCACCAAGGCCAGGCGGCAGGACGTGCCGCCACCGGCGCCCGCCGTCCCGAAGATCCCGCCCGCGCAGGTCCTGCCGCGCCTCGCCGCGCTGCGGACCGCGACGGCGGCGGAGCTGAAGGAGCAGTGGCGGGCGCTGTTCGGCAAGGAGCCGCCGCCCTTCAACCGGCCGTACCTGCAGAGCCGGCTCGCCTACCGCATCCAGGAACTGGCCTACGGCGGGCTGAAGGCCGAGACGCGGGCACGCCTCGAGGCGCTCGGCGAGCAGCTCGACGGCGGCAACGTGGTGCTGCGCCGCATCCGCGCCGACAGCCGTCCGCTGCCCGGCACGCGGCTCGTCCGGGAGTGGCAGGGCGTGCAGCACGTGGTCACCGTGCGCGCCGACGACTTCGAGTACGAGGAGCGGCCGTATCGGTCGCTCTCGGCCATCGCGCGCCACATCACCGGCACCCGCTGGAACGGCTGGGTGTTCTTTGGCATCCGCCGCGCCGGAGGTGACGCGTGAGCCGCCGCACGCGGGCCGATGCCACCATGCCAGCGAACGTGAAGAAGCTCCGCTGCGCGGTCTACACGCGCAAGAGCACCGACGAGGGACTCGACAAGGAGTTCAACACCCTCGACGCCCAGCGCGACGCCTGCGAGGCGTACATCGCCAGCCAGCGCGCCGAGGGTTGGGTGCTCGTCCGCGACCGCTACGACGACGGCGGCTTCTCGGGTGGCACGTTGGAGCGGCCGGCGCTGAAGCGCCTGCTGGCCGACATCGAGCAGGGCCTGATCGACGTCATCGTGGTCTACAAGATCGACCGGCTCAGCCGATCCCTGATGGACTTCGCCAAGCTGGTGGAGACCTTCGAGGCGCACCGGGTGACCTTCGTCTCGGTCACGCAGTCCTTCAACACCACGACCAGCATGGGGCGGTTGACGCTGAACATCCTGCTGAGCTTCGCGCAGTTCGAGCGCGAGGTGATCGGCGAGCGGATCCGGGACAAGGTCGCGGCGTCGAAGGCGCGCGGCATGTGGATGGGCGGCAAGGTGCCGCTCGGCTACGACGTCGCCAGCCGCAAGCTGGTCGTCAACGAAGCCGAGGCCGCGCGGGTGCGGCGTGTGTTCGAGCTGTTCGTCGAGACCGCCTCGGGTGTCGAGACGGTGCGCCGCCTGCAGGCCGAGGGGGTGACGAGCAAGTCCGGCAAGCTGCTGGACAAGGGCGACGTCTACAAGGCGCTGAACCTGCGGACCTACATCGGGGAGGTCACGCACAAGGGCAACATCTACCGCGGCGAGCACCAGGCGATCGTGCCGCGCGAGCTGTGGGACCGGGCGCACGCGATCCTGCGGGAGAGCCCGCGCGTCCGCGCCAACCGGAACCGGCAGCAGACCCCGGCGCTGCTGAAGGGGCTGATCTTCGGGCCCGACGGGCGGGCGCTGTCGCCGACCCACTGCCGGAAGAACGGGCGCCTCTACCGCTACTACGTCGCCCAGCGGGTGCTGAAGGGCGACGGGGCCGTCGAGGACGACGGCATCGTCCGCCGCGTGTCGGCGGCGGCGATCGAGGCGGCGGTGGTGGAGCAGGTGCGCGCGCTGCTGCGCCAGCCCGAGGTGGTGGTCGGCACCTGGCTCGCGGCGCGGGCCGAGGCGCCGGACCTGACCGAGGCGGAAGTCCGGGAGGCGCTCGGGCGGCTCGACCCGCTGTGGGACGAGCTGTTCCCGGCCGAGCAGGCGCGCATCGTGCGGGCGCTGGTGGAGCGGGTGGAGGTCGGGCCCGCCGGCGCGGACATCCGGCTCCGCGTCGAGGGGCTGGCCGGCTTGGTCCGCGACCTCGGCGCGATCAGCCCCGAGGCGCTGCGGGCCGCCGCATGAGCGTGGCGACCAGCATCACGGTCCGGGTACCGCTGGCGATCCGGCGGCGGCCGGGGCGGAAGACGGTGGTGATGCCGGAGGGTGGGGCAGCCACGGCACCGAGTCGCACCCGCGCCGACCCGGCCCTGGTGAAGGCGCTGGCCCGGGCGCACCGCTGGCAGCGCCTGCTGGACGAGGGCCGCTACGCCTCGATCAGCGAGATGGCCGCCGCCGAGCGGATCGACCGGGGCTATCTCGGCCGCATCCTGCAGCTGACGCTGCTAGCGCCCGACGTCGTCGAGGCCATGCTTGACGGGCGGCAGCCGGAGGGATTGGGGCTGCCGGCGGTCATGACCCCCCTTCCGGTGGCATGGGAGGAGCAGCGCGCAGCCCTCGGAAAGGGCTGATGAAAGCCTTCTGGTTCGGTAGTGCACGTCGGCGACGATCCTGGCATGATCGTAACGTGCCTACCACTGTCATCGACAACCCCATCCTCAACAGCCCCTTCGCCGAGCCGACCCGCCATTGGGTGCTCGACGAGAACGGCATCCCCACCGGCTTCCCGGCCGAAGGCCGGCGCCGGAGCGAGTTCGTCGTCCCGGTCCCCCCGCCTAAGCACAAGCTGAAGGCGCAGGGCAGCCTCGACCTGGAGGACAACTACGGCCAGCGCAAGCCGAACGATTACATCAACGAGATCCGCTCGAAGGTGGCCGCCTGGCGCTCCCTCGGCGAGGCCGGCCTCCGCGCCACCGTCACCCCGGTCACCGCCCGGCTGCTGCAGCACTGGCGCGACCCCACCCGGCAGCGCCGCCTCTTCTTCTGCCAAGTCGAGGCGGTCGAGACCGCCATCTGGCTGACGGAGGTCGCCCCGAGGCAGGAGCTCGACCGCCTGCGCGCCCTCAGCGCCGAGGCCAACCCGGACCTGCTGCGCATCGCCTTCAAGCTCGCGACCGGCGCCGGCAAGACCACCGTCATGGCGATGCTGATCGCCTGGCAGACCCTGAACGCCGCCCGCGCCCGCAACTCCACCCGCTTCACCGACGCCTTCCTCATCGTCGCCCCGGGCATCACCGTGCGCGACCGGCTGCGCGTGCTGCTGCCCTCCGACCCGAACAACACCTACCTGCTGCACGACATCGTGCCGCGCGAGATGCGGGACGACCTGCAGCGGGCGCGGATCGTCATCACCAACTACCACGCCTTCCAGCGCCGGGAGACGATGGAAGCACCCAAGCTGGCCAAGGCCATCCTCGGCGGCCGCGACGGGCCGGTCGAGACGCTGGAGACCGAGGGCCAGATGGTCCAGCGCGTCTGCGGCCCGCTGCTCGGGCGCCGGCGCATCATCGTGCTGAACGACGAGGCCCACCACTGCTACCGCGAGAAACCCGGCGGCGACGAGAAGATGGACGCCGAGGGCAAGGCCGAGGCCAAGAAGAACAACGCCGCCGCGCGCCTCTGGATCAGCGGCATCGAGGCGCTGCAGCGCGTGGTGAAGCACCCGGTCACGGTGTACGATCTCTCGGCCACGCCCTTCTTCCTGCGCGGCTCCGGCTACCCGGAGGGGATGCTCTTCCCCTGGGTGGTCTCCGACTTCTCCCTGATCGACGCGATCGAGTGCGGCATCGTGAAGGTGCCGCGCGTGCCGGTGCAGGACCTGGCCGGCGCCGACGAGCCGATCTACCGCCACGTCTACAAGCATGTCCGGGACCGGCTGCCCAAGGCCGGCCGCGGCAAGCAGGCCAAGGCGCTGGACCCCGAGGACCTGCCGAGCCAGCTCGTCGGCGCCCTCCAGGCCCTCTACGGCCACTACGCGAAGGTCTTCGCCAACTGGCAGGCGAAGGGCGGGCCGACGCCCCCGGTCTTCATCGTGGTCTGCAACAACACCGCGACCTCGAAGCTCGTCTTCGACTGGATCGCCGGCTACGAGAAGACCGAGAAGGCGCCGGACGGCACCGAGCGCACCGTGCTGGTCCCCGGCAAGCTGCCGCTCCTGTCCAATGTCGAGGACGGCGGCCCGGGCCAGCGGCGCACGGCCGCGCGCGCCCGGACCATCCTGATCGACAGCGAGGAGCTGGAGAGCGGCGAGGCCCTCTCGGAGAGCTTCCGCAAGCTCGCCGCGCCGGAGATCGAGGCCTTCAAGCGCGAGCTGCGCGCTCGCGGCCGCCACGCGGAGGCCGAGTCGCTCAGCGACAGCGACCTGCTGCGCGAGGTGATGAACACCGTCGGCCAGCAGGGCCGCCTCGGCGAGCAGATCCGCTGCGTCGTCTCCGTCTCCATGCTGACCGAGGGCTGGGACGCGCGGACCGTCACCCATGTGCTCGGCGTGCGCGCCTTCGGCACGCAGCTCCTCTGCGAGCAGGTGATCGGCCGCGCCCTGCGCCGGGTCTCCTACGACCCGGTCGGCCAGGACGAGCGGGGCAACGGGATGTTCGAGCCGGAATACGCCGACGTCCTCGGCATCCCCTTCTCCTTCGTCCCCGCCAATTCGGCGGCCGACTACCGGCCGCCCAAGCCCACCACGCGCGTGCACGCCGTGCTGCCGGAGCGCGAGGCGCTGGAGATCCGCTTCCCCCGCGTGCTCGGCTACCGCATCGTGCTGCCGCCCGGCCGGCTGCAGGCGCGCTTCACGCCGGAGAGCCGCCTGCAGATCACACCGGACATGGCGCCGCCGGACGCGATCAACGCCCCTTTCGTGGGCGAGAACATCAAGCTGAGCCTGGAGGAGCTGGCGGAGACGCGCCCCGCCACCGTGGCCTTCCACCTGGCCGGCTACACGCTGGAACGCTGGTTCAAGGACCAGGAGGGCAACCGCAAGCCCTGGCTGTTCCCCTCGCTGCTGGCCATCACCCGGCGCTGGATGGAGGAGTGCCTGACCTGCGTGGGCGGCACCTTCCCCGCCTATCTGCTGTGGCGCGACGTGGGCGACAAGGCGGCCGAGCGCATCTACCGCGCCTGTGCGGAGCACGAGGAAGGCGCCGGCACCCTGCGCCCCATCATGGACCCCTACAACGAGACGGGCAGCAGCCGGCACGTCGCCTTCACCACGACCAAGACCAATTTCTGGCAGACCGACCCGGCCAAGTGCCAGGTGAACCTGGTGGTCTGCGACGGCGACTGGGAGGCGGCCTGCGCCCAGGCGCTGGAATCCATGCCGGAGGTGCTGCGCTACGTGAAGAATAACCGGCTGGGCTTCGAGGTGCCCTATGAGCATGGCGGGGCGGAGCACCAGTACCGCCCAGATTTCATCGCCGTGCTGGACGACGGCGCCGGCCCCGACGACCCGCTGCACCTGGTGCTGGAGGTGAAGGGCGAGCGGGACGCGCAGGACGACGCCAAGCACGACACCATGGCCCGGCTCTGGGTGCCGGCGGTGAACGGCACCGGCCGCTACGGGCGCTGGGACTTCCTGCGGCTCGACGGCCCCTATGACACCGCCGAGGCCATCCGTCGCCACCTTGCCGGCAAGCCGCGCCAAGTGGCGCCCCTTGCTCTGACCGCCGCCTGACCCGGGACCACCACACCATGCCGCCTGCCAGGAAGACCACCGGGAACGGTGCCACCGCCGCCACGACCGAGCTGGAGACGCTGCGCCACCCCGCCGACGTCACCCGCCGCAACATCCCCACTGCCGAGACCTCCTCCCTCATGGCAGAGGAGGAGGCGCGGGCGCGGCCGATGCTCTACCCACGCAACCCCGACCTCGACCCGCAGCTCGTCTGGCGAGGCAAGGACGCGCAGGACGCCGAGGCGCTCGCGGTGCCCACGGTGCCCATCTACATCCAGGAGAAGGTGCTGCCGGAGGCGCTGATCCGCGACCTGCAGCGGCAGAGCCGGCAGGGCACGGCGCCGCAGGCGGACCTGTTCGGCGGCTTCGACCGGATCGAGGACCCGGAGACGCGGCTGGAATTCTACGCGCATGCGGAGAACTGGTCGAACCGGATGATCCTGGGCGACAGCCTGCTGGTGATGAACAGCCTGGCGGAGAAGGAAGGGCTGCGCGGTCAGGTCCAGATGATCTATCTGGACCCGCCCTACGGCATCCGCTTCGCCAGCAACTGGCAGCCGAGCACGCGCTCCCGTGAGGTGAAGGAGGGCAAGGCCGAAGGGGTGAGCCGCGAGCCGGAGCAGGTCAAGGCGTTCCGCGACACCTGGAAGGATGGCATCCACAGCTATCTCGCCTACCTACGTGACCGCTTGGTGGTGGCACGCGAGCTGCTGGCGGAGAGCGGCAGCATCTTCGTGCAGATCGGCGACGAGAATGTGCACCTCATGCGGTCCTTGATGGACGAGGTGTTCGGCAGGGAGAACCTCTGCTCCCAGATCACCGTCAGCAAGACTGCCGGGCAGACCACAGACCTGCTCGCTGAGGTCACGGATTACATCCTCTGGTATGCGCGCCGTCGCGACGCAGTGAAGTTCCGCGAGCCACTCGCGCCCAAGGGCATCGAGCAAGACAACGCTGGCGTCTATCGCTGGCTCAGGGCGCCTGATCTGAGCGAACGGAGACTGTCCGGGGCTGAGGCAAGTACGATCCGCCCTGAGGATGGCCGCATCTTCCGCCTCGACAACATGACAAGCCAGAGCCTCGGCCGAGAGAAAGGTGAGGGTGCGGCCAGTTGGTTTACGGTTGATCTGTACGGCAAGAAGATCATGCCGTCAGACCAGTCCCGCTGGAAGACAAATGAGATGGGGATGCAGCGGCTGATCGCTGCGGACCGCGTCCGACCTTCTGGCAAGTCGCTCGCCTATGTTCGCTACCTTGATGACTTCCCGGCCCTGGCGATCGGGAACCTTTGGACCGACACGGGGACCGGCAGCTTCACCGATCCGAAGATATACGTCGTTCAAACGGGGACAAAGGTCGTGCAGCGATGCATGCTCATGACCACTGATCCGGGCGATCTCGTCCTCGATCCGACTTGCGGCTCGGGCACGACAGCAGCGGTCGCAGAGCAATGGGGGCGCCGGTGGATCACCATTGACACCTCGCGAGTCGCCCTGGCCCTCGCGCGCACGCGCCTTATGGCCGCGCGCCACCCGGCCTATCTGCTGCGCGACAGCAGGGAGGGCGCGGCGAAGGAGGCCGAGATCACCGGCCGTCCGCCCGAGGAAGGGCCGTTCCACGGCGACATCCGCCAGGGCTTCGTGCTGGAGCGCGTGCCGCACGTCACGCTGAAGTCCATCGCCAGCAACGCCGAAATCGACGTCATCCACGAGAAGTGGCAGCCGAAGCTCGACGCCGCCCGCGCCGCGCTGAACGCCGCCCTCGGCACGGCGCATGAGGAATGGCAGGTGCCCCGCAGCCTGCCAAAGGATGCTCCGGCCCCGGCGCGGGAGGCGCACGCCGCCTTCTGGCAGGCACGGCGTGAGCGGCAGGCGGAGATGGACGCCTCCATCGCCCGCAACGCCGAGGTCGAGTTCCTGCGCGACCGCCCCTATCCGAAGAAGGGCGCGGTCCGCGTCACCGGCCCCTTCACGGTGGAGAGCCTCTCCCCCCACCGCCTCCTCCCCGCCGATGAGGAGGACGAGGCGGTGGTGGAGGCCCTGGCCGCCGAGGCCGGCGAGGCCCCACCACCCCGCCGCCGGCTGCGGCCGAAATCCGAAGCCGACGCCGGCACCGGCGACGACTTCGTCACCGCCGTGCTGGATAACCTGGCCAAGGCCGGGGTGCAGAACACCAAGAAGAACGAGCGCCTGACCTTCGCCACCATCCGCCCCTGGCCCGGGAAGGGCCATGTCGCGGCCGAGGCTACCTACGAGGAGGCCGGCCAGCAGCGCCGCGCCGCCATCGTCATCGGCCCTGAATACGGGACGGTCGGCCAGGAGCTGGTGCGGGAGGCGGCGCGGGAGTGCCGCGACTGGGCCGACGCCCTGGTGGTCTGCGGCTTCGCTTTCGACCCGCAGGTGGGCGAGACCACCATGAATCTCGGCCGCCTGACGGTGCTGAAGGCGCGCATGAGCCAGGAACTGCACGCGGCGGATGCCTACAAGGCCGGCGGCGGCAACCTGTTCGTGGTGTTCGGCGAGCCGGACATCGCCCTCGACCGCACCAAGGACGGAAGTTGCGTCGTGCGCCTGCGCGGCGTGGACATCTTCGACCCGACCACGGGCGAGGTCCGCTCCTCCGGCAAGGTGGAGGAGGATGTCGCCTGCTGGTTCGTGGACACCGACTACGACGGCGACAGCTTCTTCGTCCGCCATGCCTACTTCCTCGGCGGCAAGGATCCCTTCGAGAAGCTGAAGACCGCGCTCAAGGCCGAGGTGGACGAGGCCGCCTGGTCCACCCTCTATGCCAAGGAGAGCCGCCCCTTCCCGGCGCCGAAGTCCGGCCGCATCGCGGTGAAAGTGATCAACCACTACGGCGACGAGGCGATGCGGGTGTTCAAAATATAGTACCAAGACCGCGGATTCGCATGTCTTCCGGCGCCCAACGCCCGGCCCCAATGTGAACCGCTGAGGTGGCATGGCGATCGCTTCCCGAAGACGCGGGCAGCAACATCAGGCCTCGGGCTGATCTGCGATGGCCCCGCGGACCTCATCCAGCCCGCTCAGATAATCCAGGTCGGAGAAGCGCTCGTAGCCCTGGAGGTCGGCCACGGTCACCTCCGAGGTGAGATCAACTCCGAAATCCAAGGCGATGCCGCCTACCACTTTGCCTCCCGCGTGACCTGCGAACGCCGCCAGCAGGAGTCGGTCCAAGTGCTCCTGCGTTTCCTGGTCGTGGCAGAGTATGCGAAGGCGGACGGTGTAGTGAGCGCCTCCATCCGGCTGGAGCTCGGTGTCGGGGGTCGCGCTGAGGAAGATCGAGTGAACGCCGTCGGACACTCTCCGACCCCCGAGCATGCTGCGTAGGGCCGCTTCGATCACCGCGAACGGAGCGCCGTCCGCGCGGGCCCGGCGGACGAGTTCGTTCGGCAGCGCGGCCCGGCCGTAGTACCGTGCCAGCCAGCCTGCGAACCGGCGAGCGTCATCCGGGGCAACCTTTGGCGCGCTCCCAAGGGCGCACGTCAGGAGCTGTCTCCGGCCGAACACGAGGCGGCGGTTGATGTCGCACTCAAGTGCCGCGACGCCCGGCAGACCGACTACGGGCAGGTGGAACCGGCGGACGTTCTTGCCCGTCGCCTCAGGCGACCGTGGATTCAGGCTGACCAGGGGGCGTGCCTCGACGACCTCGACGAAAGGGTCGGCGTCGAAGCTGGCCGAGAGGAGGCAGCACGATTGTGTGCAGACCACCAGGAAATCGCTGTCTCGGTCGAAGCGCGAGCTGACGGGCAGGGACAGTGAGGCTGGCGGCCGGAGCGCCACGCCCTGCCGCCATCCGGCATCGAGAAGCGACGTCGCGGCCGCGATGTCCTCGTTCGAAGGTTTCGCCACTCAGCGTGTCAGGCCGCTCAGGCCGACTCCCCGATCTCGAGGGAGCCCTCGGTGAGTCCGTTGACACCGCCGGAGATCGCGAGCCGGGCGCGGCGCGCGCTCGACTCCTCGGCTCGGCTCAGGAGGACCGACACGGCGTCTCGGACCGACGCGGTATCAATCGTGGGGGCGGCAAGGAGGTCGCGCATGGACGCTCCGCCGGCGAGCGGCGTCGACCAGTATCGATAGGCCTCGCGCAAGCTCGCGATACCGCCGCCAAGCAGGGCCTCGTGGATGGCGGCAAGGCGGCTGGCGTTCGCGCCCCGCGGCTCGACGCCGTCCAACCAAGCGTAGACCGTCTTCCGCTCGACCCCCATTGCCTCGGCCAGCGCCGAGACGGGCAGCCCCGCGTCGCGCAGCGCCACGGCCATCTGCTGGCCCGTCAGGACGTCCCCCGGAGCGTCCTGCGACCGGATGGACGCCAAGTCCGCCACCGGCGGAATCCGACGCGCCAGGAGGGACCAGGTCGCGTCGTGGTCCTTCGTCGGCATGCTGGCACAGGCGATCCCGAGGAACAGGACCGCCGGGAGGGCCTGCGCGGACAAGGAGGGCTGCCCCAGGACTCGCTGGTGACTCATGCTTTATTCTCCCATACCCGGCGGGCGAAGTCAGTCGCCATGGCGAGGAAGAGTTCCTTGGTGACGGCCCGGAGCGCCGTCAGCTGCTCGCAGACGGAGGCGACATCCAACGGCTGGAGCTGGGCGAACCGGGACCCGTGGTCCAGGTCCAGCAACAGGAAGTTCCTGCCAGGGTGGCGCGGACGCCAGCCGTTGCGCTCGATGAGGGGAGTCTCAAGTTCAGGGGGGAGGGTCGTGGGGGGATTCCAGAGGGTTTGGACGCGCATCTCCCCCATCGTGGTCTCGTAAGCAGACACACCGATGCTCTCACGGAGCCTGAGCTCCGTCCCTGTGGAGAGGGGCGCCTCGAAAGGCAAAATCTCGGGGCGCAGATACTGTGAAAGGAATTCGCCCTCTCTAGGCACGACGAGATCTACGTAGCGCACGCCAATGGCCTGCACCCAGCCAATCTTGATCTCGGGAATTTGGATGAGATTCTTGAGACCAAAGCCAAATCGCTTCACGAAATCCATATGATCCAAGTAAGAATTTGTGTGCAGGCCAAACAGTTCTTCGCCGAGCAGAAAGGCGAAGCGCTTGTCCGGTGATGCGAACTGCCAGAGGTGCCCCTTCGACTGCCTCACCTGCATGCCCTCCGGACCGACGGTCGCGTCGAACGACTGCGTCTCGATCTGGTCTGGGAGCGGATACTCGCCGCGCACGGCGTCGAGGAATGGCTCGACAAACCGCTCCATGCGGGGGACCTTCGGAAACCGCACCACGCCGATGACGTAACAGAGTGGAGCGTTCGGCATCATGGCCATGGGCACGTCTCCCTTCCGTTCCGCCATCCACTATACACACAACTAAACACGCGGTTGGTAAACGACTCGTCGCCCCATGGCAAGCCGCCAGGCGGCGAGCGAGCCGTTCCCAGCTCAGCGCCGGGCTGTGTCGCACCCTCTGCCCTTACCTCGCGTCCGACGAGCACACTCGTCCGCTCCAGGTTGTGTGAGCTTGTTCATGCGCAGGAGTGCATAGGGCGGGGGCGGAGATTCGCTCCCAGGCTCTTTTGCCGGGCGATGGGAACCCCAACCCTGCACCACCCACGTCGGGCGGAGCGCGGCTCATTTCCTTGGGTCCGACCTTGTAGACTGGATCGGGGCAGTCCCAAGGTCCGGAGAGAAACCGGGGTTCGGAGAGAGATTTCGGGGGGCGTTGCGCCCCTGGCAGTCCCAAGGTTCGCCCGCGAACCCTGGCCAAACCTGCGCCTCAATGAGGCGCCAGCCCGGTAAGAGAATGGTTCGGGAAAGGCCGACTGGAGCGGCGGTGGGAACCGGGAAACGAAATTCTCTGGCGCAGAGCGCCGATTTGCATCGCACCACGGGGTTGCCTTCGTCACGCGCACGGACTCTCCTTGGCGACGATCGCATGCATTGCCTGGGGAGGTCGGTTTTGAGTGCGGACTTGCCGGCTCGTTGGGCGACGACCGAACTCTGCGCCTTCATCCATTCCTTGCGGGCGGCCCGCCTGCCGGAGGCACCGGAGCACGCGAGCCGGCGGAATCTCCTGAACGTCATCGGCTGTGCTCTCGGCGGACGGCGCGATGGCGCGATCGGCGCCTATTCCGCGACGCTCAAGGCTCTGGCAGGCGCGCCGATCGCGACGGAAATCGGCCAGGGCCGCTCCGATGCCGCCACGGCCGCCTTCCTCAATGCAGCGTCCGCCAATGTCCAGGATTTCGATGACCAGCACCTGCCGACCGTCATGCATCCGGGCCCGCCGGTCGTCTCGGCGGCGCTGGCGGCGGCCGAACTCTCTGACGCCTCCGGGGCGGCGCTGCTGACGGCGATCGCAGCAGGCCTCGAGACCGGTTGCCGGATCGCGAACGCCGTCAGCCCCGGTCACTACGCTCGCGGCTTCCATATCACCGCGACCTGTGGCGTCTTCGGTGCAGCAGCGGCGGCGGCGTGTCTGCTCGGGCTGGATCCGCGTGGCATCCATCGGGCGCTGGGGCACGCCGCGGCTCAGGCGGGCGGGCTGGTCGAGGGACTTGGTGCGGCGAGCAAGAGCACCGGCGTCGGCGCCGCGGCGAGGGCCGGGCTGCAAGCCGCGCTCTTCGCGCGAGCCGGCCTGTCCGGGCCTGAGGATCCCCTCGAAGGGCGCTTCGGCTTCCTGCGCGTCATGGCCGATGGCGCGGCGCCAGCCCGCATCGCGCAGGGTCTCGGGCGAGAGTGGGAGGCGGTGCGAAACGCGCCCAAGGCCTATCCGGTCGGTGTCGTGCTGCATCCAGTCGTGGATGCCTGCCTCGCGCTCCGCGAGAGCGCCGGCTTCGACGCGGGCCGGCTCGCGGCGGTCGAACTGCGTGGGCATCCGCTCCTGCGGCTCAGGGCGGATCGGCCCGAGGTGTCAACCGGGCGCGAGGCAACGGTTTCCGCCCAGCATGTCGCCGCGGCCGCCCTGGTGCGGGGGCGGATTGGTCCAGCCGAGCTCACGGACGATGCCGTC